ATATTAAAACATATGGTGACAATAATGGATATGTAATTTTACATGAAGAAATATATTTAGAATGGATGCTTGAAAATGTCTGATATTAAAGATAAGTACAAATTTGTTTTGAGAAAGGTTAAAGACCTTGAAGAAGATAAGGCAGAGTATGAGAAAGACACTTGTATTGGATTAACTGATGCAGCAGGACGATATGGTGGTGTTATATATAAATATGGTAAAGTATCAATACCAAACGAAGATGAATTAAATTCAGAAGGTGACTTGCCTTTTCGCTTTCAGTATGTTATAGTTGATAATAATGAATATCCAGAAAAATATTTCAAAGAAGATTTTCGTAATTTGATTGGTGATATTTTAGTTGATATTATTGATGATAAAGCTAATGAATCTTTATCAGATGATTAAAATTAATTGCGGGCATAGCTCAATGGTAGAGCTACAGTTTACCAAATTGTTGATGGGAGTTCGATTCTCTCTGCCCGCTCCACTTTTAGGTATAATATGATTTTAGAAAAACAAGATACTTTTTATGTTGCACATAAAGTAATGAACTACTTTAAAGACTTTAATCGTATCGATGATTACTTTCGATCTAGAAAGATAGAAAGAGTAAAGAATATGCCAGCTGGTTTGCCGGGCATGAGTATTGAAGATGATCTATTTCAAGATTTTGATATGCATCCAGAAGACATGGATTTTGAAGTTGTAGAAGTTCCAGGTGAAGTTTTCAATACTTTGATTGAAAAGACTGCTTCGTTTTCACCAGATGAAAATCCAGGCAAGACATTAAAGGTTGTAGTTAAAGAAAAGACTACTAATACCATTGTAGGTTTCATTCGATATGGTAGTCCACTGATTAATAGTAAACCTCGTAATGATTTCCTTGGTGGTATGCCAGATTTAGATATATTCAATCATCGTGCAATCATGGGTTTTAACATAGTACCCGCACAACCATTTGGATTTAATTGTCTTGGTGGTAAATTACTTGCTGCCATATGTTGTTCTCATGATACTCGTAGAATATTAAATAAAAAATACAATAATGAGTTTTGCCTATTTGAAACCACATCTTTATATGGAAATTTAAAAACTGCAAATGGTGGTGCCTCCATGTATGATGGAATGCGTCCATATTTGCGTTTTACAGGATTTACTGAATCTAAATTCCTATTGACATTAGGAGAGGAAATCTATCCAGATTTGAAAGATTGGTTTACTGAAAGAAATGGTGGTGAAGAGTTAATTCCTGTTAAGACAGATAAGGGAATACCTACAGCAAGTAGAAAATTGAAGATTCAAACTAAGTTTATATCGATCATAAAGAATAGTCTTAAAAAGCATGATACCAAAGCATATGATCTATTCGTAACTGCAATGGCATCTGCAACTGATGTTACAACTAAAAAACGTTTCTTCATGAGTACATATGGATATTCCAATGCAAAGGATGTTCTGCTTGGTAAAACAGATACCCTGATAAAGGGTGATCAATATGATAAATTTGAGATGGAGAATATCATTAATTGGTGGAAGAAAAAATCTGTGAAACGATATAATAATATAGTTGCTGATGGAAGAATTAGAAAGGAGCTTGAAGTTTGGAACCAAGATACTATGAATAAAATTGATATTATACGATAAAAGTACTTGACAATACTCTTCCTATGTGCGATAATAAGATGAATTGGATGCTATATGAATCTATTTAACCTTGAAGAAAGTAAGGTGAAAACTGTTAGGGTGCTTGTGTACCCCAACATCACTTTTCAGAGGGAATTATCAAAGGATAGTTATATCCAAGTTATAAAACAGCAGATCACTCTCTTAAATACTTTAAGGGATGATCTCTGGTTTTATCTTATTTTACCATGTGAAGTTCCATCTTTAAACTTTCCTAATGTTACGCAATGGTTTGTAAAGATGCCTTCATATCCACCGGCGATGAGGTCACATTTTGATGTTTTAAATATGCAAAACATCTTGGATTATACTAACTTAGATTTTGATCTGGTAATGTCTCATTTACCAGAACATACTCATGCACTAAAGAATACGATGTACAATTTAACACATCATACTCCACCAATATTTGGTTATTGTCATTGGTTTGATGTTAAAGAGGTTGTTACATGGCCAAAGGATAGTTTTATACAAAACATTGCGGGATTATTAGAGTACGATAGATGCTATCTTAACACGCAATACCAAAAAGACTTAGTTATAAAACAGGCAAGAGAAACTTTTAACGATGATATAATTGATAAGTTAGAATCTATTCTAACAGTTCAATATTTGGGTGTTAATCGTGATAATATTGTTTCTCATATACAGGAAAATACAGAAAAGATTATCGTGTTCAATCATAGACCAGATGCATATAAAAACTTTAACGGTTTCATGAAAGTCTGTGATGAATTGTGGAAAAAGAGGCAAGACTTTAAAGTTTGGATACCCTTATTAGATCAACCCAATCGTGATTATGTGGTTACAGATAAAGGTGATAAGGATTTCTATTACAAGAAACTTCAATCTTGTTGCGTTGGTTTCTCTCCTGAGCAAAAATATGGTGGATGGAGTGTAGCAACAACAGATGGAATGATGAATGGCGTTCCGTATATAATGTTTGATGCTTCATACTACCACGAACTTAATGATAAAGGGGAGTTTTTCAAGGACGATCATGATGCTTTGATGCTTATGAATATCTACTTAGATGATCCTAAATATAGAAATGAACAAGCAAATAATGCATTGAATCATGTTTATAATAAACTCATATACTCTAATGAAATTATAAAGATGAACGATTATATTAATGATTTACTCTCTCGACAAAAAGTTATGGGCGCCAGTGATAGACTTCAAGATATTGTAGAGTTCATCAAGAAAGGCCCTGCTACAAAAAAGCAAATTATGGAGTTTCTTGGTTGGGGTAGAGGTATCAAGTGGAGTCCTTATCGTAGATCATTGATGCTTCATCCAAATATATTTGATATAAAAGACCCATTTCCTGTATACACTTACATATCTTAGGAGAAAATCTATTGACAACTATTGAACATACGGCCCTTACGAATCTTATTCATAATGAACCATTTGCTCGTAAGGTATTACCCTTTATTAAGGGAGACTATTTTTCTGATCGCACTGAACGTATTGTATTTGAAGAAATAGAGAAGTTTGTTGATAAATATAATGCTCTGCCCAATAAGAACTCTCTTGAGGTAGAACTAGATAGTCGTAAGGATTTAAATGAAGAAGACTACAAGCGTGTATTATCGGTGCTTAAGAGTCTAAAAAGTGATGACGATGTGAATTTTGAGTGGTTAGTAGAAACCACAGAACAATTTTGTAAGGATAAGGCGGTATATAATGCAATTGTGGATGGGATTAAGATTATTGATGGAAAGGATAAGGAACGGGGTGTTGATGCTATACCTAACATTCTCACTGATGCCCTTGCTGTTGGTTTCGATAACCGTGTTGGTCATGATTATTTGGCTGATGCAGAATCTCGATTTGATTACTACCATACTATAGAAGAGAAGATTCCGTTTGATCTAGACTTCTTCAATCGTATCACTAAAGGTGGATTACCACCCAAGACTTTGAATATAGCACTTGCTGGTACTGGTGTAGGTAAATCTCTGTTTATGTGTCACATGGCAGCAAACTGTCTAAGTCAGGGTAAAAGTGTCCTCTACATCACTCTGGAGATGGCTGAGGAGCGTATAGCTGAACGTATTGATGCAAACCTCATGAATATCTCTATAGACGATTTACATGACTTACCCAAACAGATGTATGATACCAAGATGGATGACATCATCAAGAATACCACTGGAACGTTGGTTATAAAAGAGTATCCTACTGCCTCTGCACATAGTAATCACTTTAGAGGATTGATCAAGGAACTTGCAATTAAGAAGTCATTCAAACCTGATATCATATTTGTAGATTATTTGAATATTTGTGCGTCAGCACGATTTAAGGCAAATGGTAATGTTAACTCATACATGTATATCAAGGCGATTGCTGAAGAACTTAGAGGACTTGCTGTTGAAACAAATGTCCCTATTATGTCTGCAACACAAACAACCAGATCAGGATTTGGTAATAGTGATGTGGGTCTGGAAGATACAAGTGAATCTTTCGGTCTGCCTGCTACAGCTGACCTTATGTTTGCACTCATATCTAACGAGGAACTTGATGCAGTAAACCAGATTGCAGTTAAACAGTTAAAGAATCGTTACAATGACCCTACTACCAATAAACGATTTGTGGTTGGTATTGATCGTGCCAAGATGAAATTATTTGATGTTGGTGAAGAGGAACAGAAAGGTCTATCCGATAGTAACCAAAAAGAAGACAAAGAACAATTTGCTGGACCTGTATTTGATAAGACTGAGTTTGGAGAAGGCTGGAAAGTCTAATGGAAACCTGTTATATTAAAATCATGACATAGCCTTAGCCTTATCTTCATATTTGTTTCCTTCTATTTTAAA